GATATGTTGAGTCTGAGATAAACCTGTCTCAGGTGTCCGGTGATGCTTGGGTGTCCGGTGATGCTTGGGTGTCCGGTGATGCTTGGGTGTCCGGTGATGCTCGGGTGTTCGGTAATGCTCAGGTGTCCGGTGATGCTCGGGTGTCATCAAGCAACGATTGGCTACATATTGGTCCAGCCAAGTCGTCTGGCAGATTTACAACAGCTTTTAAAGATAGTGTTATCGGCGTACGTGTTGTGTGCGGTTGCTTCAGCGGAACAGTTGCTGAGTTTTCAAAATCAATTGAAGACACCCACAAAGACAATCAAGAACACTTAGAACAATACCGTTTGTTCTGTCAACTGATTGCTTTTAACTTTGGAGTTGAGAAATGAAACGACCAATCGAATCAGACTACATAAGCCAAGCAGCGTATACCAGAGCGCTTGAAGCGTACTGTGACCGACAAGACCGTATTCGACGTGCAGAAGAAGCGTTTGAAGCGTCACAGTTCAACCCCGACTGGTCAATGCTTGAAGCTGCACACGAATCTTTGCGTGAGCATATGTCGCGGATTAAAGAGCTGGAAGCTAAGCTGGCACAGCAAGAGCAAATTATCCAAAGTTATCTTGAAAAAGATAATTCACAGCAAGAGCAGGGTGAGCCTGCAAAGCTATGGTGTGAAACATGCGAAGGTACTGGCGAGGTGTATCAAGAGCATCAAGCTGGCTGCCATGTTGGTGGGCACTTTAAGTGCCCTGATTGCGATGGTGAAGGCTATATTGTTTCTGGCTTGTATTCCACAGCACCACAACAACGCACATGGGTTGAGCTGACGAGCCAAGAAACAGATATTGAAGCAGCCAAAGAAGAACAAGCGCATGGATTTATTTTGGGCGCTCTGTGGGCTGAAGCCAAACTCAAGGAGAAGAACACATGAAGTACCCGTCTTATTGTTGCCAGAAATGCGGAGAACTTATTGGCTGGCTTGGTCGGGTCATGCCATTCCACAAATGCAAGGAGAACACATGACAAAAACTGAGATGACAACACTCTTACGCAGCGTAGGAGTAAACGAGAACACGATCACAGCTATGGAGAACGCTTACGAACTTGGCGTAGAGATGGGTGTGGAACAAGGTATTAAGCAAGAACGTGCTCTGTGGGAATTGGCACAAGACAGCTATGAAGCTGATTTAAAGGATGTAAAAGCATGACACGAGATGAAATTCTGTTTATGGCTAGGCAAGCGGGTGGTGTTGATATAACAAACACTATTGTTGGGGTAACTTTTATCTTAGGTGCGGATACACCACAGTTTCTCGAAGCCTTCGCCAAACTGGTAGCAGCTAAAGAGCGTGATCGAATCATCGCAAAAAACTCCCTAGAGATTGAACGTTGTAACGCACACATCAAGATGTTAGAAGATGCTGTGTCGGCAGAGCGTGATCGCTGGATGCAGTTGTTTCTTGACCCTGAAAACCAGCCAACGCAGTTTGGTACTGCCACGCAAGAGTACCGCGAACAGGAAATTAAAGCCGAGCGTGAGGCGTGTGCAAAATTGGCAGATGACGTTGACCCTGTTTGGGAATCTGTTTCAGCCACAATTAGAAACCGAGGTGAAGCATGACACGAGATGAAATCATGGATATGGCTAAACAGGCTGGGGCAACTGAGGTGGATGAAGTTAACCCGCAATGCTTTATTGGGGATATTGCTTTTTCATTGGGGGATATTAAAGATTTTGCAAAACTGATAGACGCCAAGGCTACAGCTAAAGCAGTGGAACGTGAGCGTAAAGCGTGTGCTGACCTAATGTTTGAAATTGATTTGTGCGGTCGAGAAGGTGTGGCTTTCAAAGCAATTAAAGCAAGAGGTGAAGCATGACCACGATAAATGCTTTTCACAAGGATTTTGTCAAAACCCATATGCCTCAGTTTCTCACGGCAGTGAAGACAGATGACCGCCAGTTGCAAGCAGGCACAACGCTATCTAAGCACGTCACCGAGAAGCGCAAGACAGTGCCTTCTCATGGCTCTATGACAGGCATCTCAAAGGTACAGCGCGAGAGTGTGCCTAACCAATCCTTTCAAGACATCTCAGCGTTTCCTAAGACGCGCAAGATGGCTAAAGGGTGGGAGAGAAAGAAAGGGCGGGAGATGACGATGGAGCAAGTGCGTGAGGAGATTGACGCAAAGAAGCTGACAACAGCACAGAAGGCAATGCTTGCGCCAAGAGAGTTCCACACATTCAGCAAGGCTGGTACAGCCAACACAACAAAGGTAAAGAAGAAATGAGCAAAGGCAGCACAGCGCGTCCCATCCCTGACCGCAAAGCATTTGAATCCAATTGGGATGCAATTTTTAAGAAGACGAAAGATCAATTCGATGACGGACAACGTAAACAACCCGAAGCACTACAACAGCCACCCGTCAGGGATTCAGGCAATCCAAGTGACGGAACACATGAACTTCTGTCTCGGTAACGCTGTGAAATACATACTGCGCTGCGACTACAAAGGCAACGACATTGAAGACTTGGAGAAGGCGGCTTGGTACATCAATCGTGAGATTGAAAGACGTAAGAAATGAAGTCAGCGCAAGAGCCAAGAATCATTAAAGCCTTGATGGATAAGCCACACACAGCCACTGATCTGTCTGTGCTTATCCATAGCACCAAGCGATCTGCACAGTTGATCGTGGCAAGGCTTTACCGTGAAGGCAAGGTCTTCATTCAGGAGTGGCACAAATGCAAGTACAGGGACATGCCTGCTGCTGCTTACCGTTACGGCATTGGCGTGGATGCTGAGAGGCCAAAGCCTAGCAACTCAACAGAGCGCCAGCGTAAGTACAGAGAGAACGAAACGCCTGAGCATAGGGCGTTTCGTCTTGCAAGGCAGCGTCAGCTTCAGCGTAAGGTTAAGCGTGACCCGCTGGTTAGTGCTTTCTTTGGGAAATCCTAAAATAGTTGTTGACTGACTAATCAAGTGTGATATGATCTAGTCATCAACCAATCAATAGGAGTTAATAATGGGAAACAGAGCAGTAATCACATTAAGCGAAAGCAAAGCATCACCTTGCATTTATCTGCATTGGAATGGTGGACGCGCCAGCGTTGAAGCGTTTATTAAAGCAGCCAAGCATCTTGGTCTTCAATCTTGTTACCGCAACACCACAGAGCATCAAGTCATGGATTTGCTGGCAGAGATGATTGCAACGCACTTTTTCAAAACAAAAGTTGGTATGACTGTTTACCGTGAACAACTTGGAAATTCAGATACAAGTAACTCAGACAATGGCGTTTACGTCTTGGATTCAAACTTAAACATTTGCAAGCGTTTTAGGAATGGAAGCGCTGATGAAATTGACCGCAACAAGACTTCTGAGATCTTTGAGATGATTGTTCAACGCGCACCAGCGTTTAACTTTTAAGGGGATGATGATGAAAGAATCAGACATCATCTTTGAATCTGGCAAATACTGGATTTTTAACGCAAAGCAAAAAGGCTTTGAAGTCTATAAGACAGGCATTACACACTCAACTCGATGCGCACAGATTGGATGGACAGGACAAGTTGGCCTTGATAGAGCAAAACAAGAAATTAAAAGAAGGCAGGAAATAGATGATCGAGCAGTTATTCATCGCAATCACTGAGTTGATTGCGGTTTGGCTCATTCAGGACAAGCGAATTGAATACAGAAAGTTCGCTTGTATCTTTGGATTGCTTGGACAACCATTTTGGTTTTATGCGTCTTACATTGCTGACCAATGGGGCGCGTTCACTTTGTGCTTTTTTTTCACGTTAGCTTGGATTAAGAGTCTCAAAGAATATTGGATTGACGTTAAGGACATCCAAAGACTAAGCAATGATGAATACTACATCTTGCTTGTTGATGCCGTTGACAAACTTGATAATAAGCATCGGCTTGACTATAAGGACTACATCAAGCGAATAATGCGCGAAGCATTAGACGCTCGGTAATCACTTCATGTTGAGTAAACCTTCTTGCCATGTCCAAGGCTGCATGATGCCTGTCTTTTGCTCTGCGTAGATGGTGTTTTCTGGACTTGCAATTCTGTTCTGTTTTCCGTAAGGCCCGTAGTTGACCCATGAGTTTTGACCGCGAGTCTCTGACGTCACTGCTGGTAATGCTTCTGGCGAATACATACGAGCGTGAGCTTGGAAAGCGTTTTCCTCACCAGCGGCTCTAAATCCAACACCGTATTTGCCATGACCAAACACATCATGCACAGCCCTAAAAACATCATTGGCTGTCACATCTTTGCCGCCCCACTTTTCTCCTGTTTTCATCAGGAGTGGGTTGGCCTGTGATGATTCCACTAACGAGCCAAAGCCTTGCTCTGTCGGAAAAACTGAGAGACGTTGGTTCATCACAATATCGTTGATGGCATTGCGTGGGTTGCCGTAAATGTCACCACTCTCAGGCATGAAATCAAACTTGTAACCAGCCTTGCGCAATGCTTCGTACTGGTCCATCGTCTCATTAATCATTGCGTCATACGCTTTTTTAACCCGTGGGTCGCTTGGATTGTTTTGCATCAACTCATATTGATTTGCGAGTTTGCTGGCCCTTTCAGGGTCAACTTCTGCATACTTCAATTGAGGCGAATACAACAAACCTTTTTTCTCAGTCAAGTCTTTTGCAATGTCAACCAAACGCTGATCTGTTCCAAACTCCTCAACAGTATCGCCAACCTTAATCTTTGATGGCATACCTTCAAGAGTTGCACCACGAAATTGCTTTGGAGGCAATGCGCGCATAGGCTGTGGCGTAATACCAGCCAGCAACCCACGGTCATAGACCATTGCTTCATTGATGGCATTACCAGCAACACGACCAACGCCACGCGCCAAGTCAACAGGACCCCGTGGATTCATTGCAGCGCCAAGCTGCTCCATGCCAGCAGTCTCCATGCGCCTATCAGACACGCGAGGGATGTTAGACAGAATCTGCTCTGTGGTTGGTGCTGCTGGCGCTGATTGCAGCAAGCCTTGCACCGACTGTGGTAGACGTGGCGTGATGTACTGACGCGCCAAGGCGTTGACATCGCCAAGCAAACCAACAGGCGCAACAGCAAACCCGCGACCAAGTGACTCAGCGTTGCTCAAAGAGCCGCGCAGCGCGTCCGTCAGAATAGAGTTGTACGGGTTTTGTGTTGCCATGATTTACTGTCCGTTTTGAGGCATTGCCAAGTTGCTACCAATCTGACCACCAGTGTAGCCACCGTAGCCAGCAGCAGCAGCGCGTGATGCGTTGAGCTTCTTCATCGTCTCGTTCAAGTCAAGCAGCTTTTGCTGTTCACGTGAAAGCAAGATACGACCAATCTCGTTGCGTACTGGCTCTGGTGTTTGCACCTTGTTCATGAAAGATGAACCAGCAGAGATCATGGCTGGAATGTTTCCAGTGCCAGCAGCTTGCACACCTTGCACTAAGGGTGCAACATCCAAATCAGCAGCCCCAGCCAAACGTGCAGCAGTCTGCGAACCACGTCCTGCTGATTCCATACCCTTCAATCGAGCTTCTTTAGCCACGGAAGATGCGAAGTCACGGTAACTGTTTCCAAACACTTCACGCAAACGGTCTTGCGTTGCTGTTTCTTTCCACATTTTCAGCAGTGATGTCTGGCCAGACTCTGTACCTGTCTTTTGGCGTAAGGCTTGCAAAGCGCCAATCTTGTAAGCATCCATCTCTGATGGTGTGAATCCTTTTACCAACTGCTTCACGTCCATGATGTCACCCGTCAAAGCCTTACGACCAGCTTCGGCAGCGTCCATCATCTGTGAAGGACCAGCCCAAGTCTTCATGGCTTGCGTGTAAGCAGACTGACCACCAACCTTTGGTGACTTAGCTTCCAGCAAACTTACAAGACTTCCACGAACATCGTCATAGGCATTGGCTTGCTGACCACTGCCAGAGCGCTTCAATGTCTGAGCTGAGTCGTACAGTGACTGCTTCAATGTGTCCAATACATTCATGGGCACTTGCTCGCCAACCTTCAATTTGGATAAGTCAAGGGTTTGACCTGTCTTAGTCTCAAACAGCAATTCAGCAGCGCCTTGAGCGCGTTTGGAGCGATTCAAGACATCCATCAATTGATCGTCAACAGTGATGACTGCCTTGTCAATCACGTCATAGAAAGGACGTGATGCTGTTTGACGTTGTGCAGAGAACTGCTCAAGGCTCCCAAGGAAGTCTGCACCCTTTGTACCCAAGGCAGTATCAGCAGCACCCATCAAGCGACCAGCACGTCCTGCTTGACGTTCACGAATAGCGCGTTCCAATGTCTGCTTAGTCTCACCAGACAGCGTTGCAACAGTGTCCAACAACTGACGTGTGTTAGCACCGCCAACATCAGCAATGCGAGCTTCAGAGCCGAGCTTATTCATGCGAGCCTGAGACATACCCAACGCGCTAGACAGCAAATCTGGTGGCGTGTCACGCAGCAAGGCTTCAGCGACTTTCTGTTCAGCGTAGCGACCAGCAGCCTTGTCAGAGACGCGGCTTGTTATTTGACGTCCACCAGCACCAAGCACAGCCATCACTGGTTGAGTTGCAGCGCCAAGACCAGCACTGACGACACCAGACTTCAATGCGTCTTGCGTGATGCCAGCAATTGAATCAGCATCACTTGAACCAACACCGCCAATGAGTCCATACCCAAGACCAGATGCACCGGCTTGCACTGCACGTTGCCCCAAGCCCATGACTTGACCAGCAGCAGGAGTCCCCGCCAAGTATTGAGCAGCCTTTGCGACTGTTGGTCCTACATAGGGCGCAGCCATATTGCCAACGCCTTGTCCGGCCTTGCTGACGCCTTGAGAGGCCATCAATGGCAATGATGCAGCCGTCTGCAAACCAGCAGACATGAATGGGCTTTCTTTGCCGTATGACTCAGCAGCACCGCGAGCCACATCACGGTACTTTGTGTACTGCTCTGACAATGGCTTGCCTGTCCTGATGGCTCCAATTGAACCAAGCACACCGCCAGCCAGCTCGTCCATAAAGCCAAAGGTAGGGCCTTGCATTGCGTTGACCAATGCGCGTTGAGCTTCTGGCATCTTTGCGCCAGCTTCGTATGCTGCTGACTTCTGTTCCGATAAGAACTTCAAAATTTCATTGGGCTGGTACTGAGCCTTCAAAGCCTCATTGACTTGATTGCCAACAGTAGGCATCTGCGACAAAAACTGGACGATCTCATCGTCACCGTAACCAGCCTTGCGAGCATCAGAGATTTGTGTTTGTAAACCACTCATGATTAGTCCTTATCGTGGGCCAAAGATTGAACCTAATGGCTTGCGCTGATCGCCACCGCCGCCACCAGTAAGAGCGCCAGAGTTCTTCATCAGTGATGGGATTGTCGCTGGTGCGCCAAGAGCTTTAGTAGCATCAAGGTTGTATTTGCCACCAAGGTCAATAAACTCATTGCGCTTTGCGTTGTAAGACTGACCAGCAGCAGCATACAGCTCTGTCGCAAGGTTTTGAAAGTCTTGACGTTGTGTAGGTGTAAGGCGTGTGCCATTAGCCCAATTCTGTACATAGTTCTGCAACCGGTCCATCTTTCCAGTTGCAGCCATAGCGATGCCGAGTTCAGACTCACGCACAACAGAGCCAGGGTCCAATAGCTTCATGATCTTGGTTGCAGCAGCAACATCACCAATTGGATTCTCTTGCTTGAGTGAAGATTGCACTTGGTTAAATGCCGTCTTCATGTCGCTGTAGTCTTTGTAAATTGGCTCAGACGAAAACATCTTTTTCAAGCTGACTTCGTTGTCAAAACCTTTTTGACCATCACCCATATTGACGTTGGCAGCGCCAGAGCGCCGAATAGCCATGATGTTTGCAAGCGTCACAGGTGTATTTGTGGCTTTAAGCAAACGGACTTCTGTTGGTGTGGCTTCAGCAGAAGTAACAGCAGTCACCTGACCTGTGCGAGCGTTCTGCTGATACGTTCCATCTGCTGACAAGCCCATTGCAGTGGCTTGCTCTGGCGTAAGCATGTTGAAGCTCTCACGCTTGAGTTCTTCCTCCAACAGTTTTGGAATCATTGTCTTTGTCGACAAGGCGACCATTGCACGTTGCTCTGGTGAGAGCTTGGAGAACATATTGCCGCCACTAGCAGCAGGAGCCGTAGGCATAGCAGCAGGAGCTGTGTAAGCACTACCACCCATCATTGAGTTTGGCGCAGCACCACGACCACCAAGATCAATACCACTGACAGGTTCTGCTGGAGTTGTAGCCATTGGCGTTGACGGTGCAACCTGACCACCACCGCCAAGAATCAATTGCTGCAACTGACGTTCGCGTTGAGCTTCTTCCAGCTTTTGGCGAACCATCACGTTTTGAATCGCCCCCTGCTGCGCCTGCGAATAGCCCTGCTGTCCTGCTTGTAAAGCACCGCCAAGCGCCTGTCCAAGAGACACAGGACGTGCGCTAGGACCACCAGCAGAAAGCAAGGCTGCTGCTGCTTGCAGCATGGCTTGATTCTGGATGCCTTGAGTCTGTTGTGGCGTCAGATATTCCTCAAGGCCAGAGCCTCCCTGACCAAACAGTAACCCGCCAAAGTCTTGCATTGTTGCCATCATTTACCCCTTAGAGAAGACCTAGCAAGCCACCAGCAATTGCGCCATAGCCAGCGCCTGATGCCCCACCAATCATATTGCCCAACATACCACCAGACAACGCACCACCAAGGGCAGAAGCTGATGTGTTCTTGTAGATTGGGTTTGTCTGTGTGCCACCAAGGTTTGCGGGTTGCAATCCCAAAGCAGCTTGCGAGATGCCCAAACGCTCCAAAGACAAGTTGCGAGCTGCATCCAAACGCGCTTGCTCCAACGCTTGGCGTTGTGCTTCTGCGTTCATCACAGCTTGAGAACCGGCAATGCCAAGGTTTTGCTGTTGAGACGCCAAGTTGCCCATCTGACCAGCAGCGTTCAAGCGGATGCCAGCGCCTTGAGCGTTAGCTTGTTGGTTGGCGATGTTGGCTTGTTGCAGTTGGCTTGCGTTGTACTGAGCCATCTGGTTTTGCGCGGCTGTGTTCACCAAGTTTGCTTGGTTAGTAGCACCAGCGCCAAACTGCATTGCTTGGTTTGCCGCACCTTGGTTGAAAATCAAACCTTGCTGTCGCAATTGTGTGTTGGCTTGCTCCAAGCTCAAGTCAACGCCTTGGTTGGCCATGTTTGCTTGCAGCATACGTGCTGCGTCATTCTGACCAAGGTTTGCAGCAGTGTTGAATCCTTGCATACGCAAGTTGGAAGCAGTGCTTGCAGCGTTGCGCAGTGCAGCTTCGTTGGTCAACGACTCTGCAACACCTTGACGTGAACCACCAAAGGCTTTTGCAGCAGTGGCTGATGCGCGATCAGTCAATCCTTGACGTTGACGAGCCAACTCGATGTCACCCAAAGCGCCTTGAACAACTTGGCTCTCAAATGGGTTTTGATACGCACCCATGTACTGCGCACCAATCTGACCATTGACGTTTTGCACGTTTGCGCGGTTAGCTTGAGCAGCTTGAATCTGTTGAGGCGTGTAGCCCTGAGAAGCAGCCAACTGAGCTTGACCGGCGTTTGCAGCTTGAATCTGCTGTGGTGTGTAGCCTGACTCAAGCGCAGACAAACGAGCAGCTTCAGCCGTAGCTGCCTGACCTGCACCGCCAATGCCTAAGTTGCGTAACTGTTTTTCAGCAGTGCCGTAGTTCCCACTGAAGTCAGCGTACTGCCTTGTGCCCAAGCCAGCAGCAGTTGTGCGAGCTTCTTCCAAGTTGCGCAGATACGCAGCCTTCATCTCAGGGTCAATTGATGTGCTTGTCGTGGAAGACGATGGAGTGCTACCACCAAGAGCTTTAGCGGCTGTAAGGCCAAGGTTGGCAGCTTGCAATGGGTTAGCAGAAGCCCAATTCGCGGCAGTGCTTAGAAGTCCAGTTCCAGCAGCGGGGGTTGAAGCCCAAGTGCCACTTGCTTCACCTAAAGCCTCAGGAGCGCCAGAGCCAAAAATATTGCCAGAGCCAAATACATTGCTAGAAATACCGCCACCGATACTGGACCCACTACCAGTGCCAGCAACCATGCCAGCATCACCAAGAAGCTCGGGCCCAGCATTTACGCCTCCAGATATAGCGCCGCCAATGTTTCCATAATTTGCTAAGTTACCAGCATAAGCGCCACCAACACCTGACCCAATCATTGCGGCCTTCCCCAAGTCTGAGCCTAATGCGTCTTTTGCGCCGTCACTAACCAACTGAGAAGAAACGAGACCAGAGCCCGGCAATAAATAATTTCCAGCAACAACCCCACCAGCTTGCAAGGTGTCTCTTACGTTAGTCCATCCACCTAAAGGCTCTGCAATGGCAGACCCAGCATCGCTAACAGTATTAACTGCAAATGTCCCAACGTCTTTTGCAGTATCGATTACGCTTTGACCAATGTTTCCAACTTGATCTGCTTTTTTTCGTACGAATCCCATATTACAAACTCACTTTCATTTCAAATCGTTCGTCTTTTATAGAGATTGAAATATCAAACTCCCCCATTACGGTTTCCAATAAAACATTTATTTTTGGGTTTTCATACTGCGTTTGAACAGTTTTAAAACCTTCATCTTTAAATTTACGCCACAATGATTTGTTTGCTTCAAGCAACTCTGAGGCAGTTCCTGCATTAAAACTGTGTGTCTCCATAACGCCATCAGCAACGCAACGAAAGCAGATAAGAACCTTTCCTTTGTGCAAAAGTTTTCCACCTTTCTCAGCATCTTCTTTTATCTGATTAAGCAAATAATCAGCAGAAGTTCCAGAAGGATGATTGCGTTTTGCATCAACTTCTAAAATTTCATATAGAGTCATCATTGACCTTTTAGAAAATTATGATTTAAGCGTGTTGGCATGAATTTTAGTCTTTTGGTGGCTCAATAACGCATCACACGTTTAGCGACCACCAGAAGCCACTGCTTCCAATCGAGTCACGCCAACGCGCCAATCAGCCAACACGTTTCCTGTGTAACGCACTTTCACTTGACGCGCAGAGAAACGCACGTCAGTTGGTTGAGATGCAGAGTAAGGGCCAAAGGAAGACTCATCAGAGGTTGGATACATTCGCGTCTTGAACGACACAACAACTTCGCCAAGAGTTTGCTCATCTGGTATCACTTGACGCACAGACATCACAGCGTCCCCGTTGCCAACTTCAATTGGTCCTGTCTCTGCATAAACAGAAGCGCCACCGTAGTCAAACCCGACTTCATGCTCATAGACGTAGCCGTCAGTTGAGATAAGCAACGGGTTAGAAAACACACCGCGATCAGTTCCAGCAGTGCGAGCCATCAAGCCAATTGCCCAATGACCTTCACGGTAGTTATACGTGACGTATGAGTCGTTTTCGTTTGACGAGACTGATGGGTAGAACCAAGTAATCTCACCGTACTTGCTGTTGTGGACAGCGTAAATCTTGCTTGACTGCGTGTAGTTGATGTTGTCAAACACGTAGTCACCAACATCTGATGGCAATGGCTTGACGTAACCGTCATACACCCAAAAGCCTGAACGGCTCATCCACATTGCAGCCGTGTCAATTGCAGCCACAGCCTGTGAGGAGATCACGCCACAGCCTGAACCGACCTTCTCAAACGAGTAGACGTAAGGTGCGCCAATGTATGAGGAGGCATGAACATCAACGTCAGTAAAGAGTAAGTTCAAGCCACGGACACGCTTACCGCACTTCAATGAACCAACAGTCTGCAAGTCAAAGTCACCAGCCTGATTTGTGGTGGAAGGTGTCCAGACTGTGTTGTTCTCTTGGTCACACCAAGAAACCTTGCGTGGGTTCCCTGAAGCGCCAAGAGCAAAGACAAAGCGTTCGGCAGTTGTCATCACAGCAGCGCATGATGTTGGGGCGTTGGTGATTGCAGCAGCCAATGTCGGCGTTGAGAAACCTAGCTGCCACTCGTACAGCTTACCGTCAGCATCAGAGCAGGCAACTAAGTACTCACCCCATGTGTCCATTGACCATGTTGCTGCTGGCGTCACAGAGCCTAAGTCTGGACGTGAAACGCCATAGGCAAACGAACCGTAAGTGCTGTAACCATAGCCGAGCTTTGATACAGCATCAGCAGCACCAGACGTAAAGCCTGAAGGTGTGATGTCCTTCAAAGTTCCCGCCTCATTCATGGCGTAGAGCTTGGAGTTCGTACCGGCAGCAATCCAACGATCATTGGAGTTGTCACGCCAAGTGATAAGGCCACGGCATGAGCCAGTCATCTGCGATGTTGAGCGCTTACGCCATCCACCGACAGGACGCAAAGTGCCTTCAAACCAACGCACTAAATTTGAGTCGTAGTAGCGTCCGGATGACTGGTACTCAGTGCCATTGCGAAAGACGCCAGCAGGAATTTTGAGAGGAATTAGTGCCATGATGTTTTCACTTAAATGTTAGACACAAAACTCATTGTGGCAACGACTGACGCTGTTGCGGGTCGAGTCGGTGATGTGCCAGCAGGATACGCTTGGATGGTCACTTGAGTGCTTGGGGTTGACCACCAAATCTCAACAAAGTCATTTGCATTGAGGGTCACAAAGTAGTTCCATCCAGAAATCAGATGACCACTGATACCGCCATGAGAGCTTGGGATTCCAACAAATCCAGTTGAGCCTGCAACGTCAACGCCAGCGCCAGATGAGTCCTGACGAAGCCAAATACTGACGTCATGCTCTTGCGTGTCAGTGTTGTCAAACTGTGCGCTAAATTGAAGGTTGTAGATGCCAGCCTGTGCCACCGTCAATCTTGATGCCTTACCGCCACTTGTTACAACAGACACGCCATTGGCAAAATCTGTTGTGTTGAAGGTCATCACCGTGGCAGTGTTTGCTGTGGCAGTCTGGTCTGTGGTGTCTTGAAACGCACCATAAGGAATGTTCAAGTACTGCCCACCACGCGCACCAAACAATGCAGAAAATGCGTTAGTCAACTTCAAGAAGAAATTGCGCATTACAGCGTTAGTCTGCGCAACAGCCAGACGGTCATACCTATCCTGCGGATTGGGCAAGTCAGGTAATGCTGGTGTCGTGAGCTGTTGTTTTACGCTTGGCATACCTGTATTTTCGCTGAATTCAGGTTGAAATAACCATCAACGAATCGTACAAAGATTGTCTAGCCTCTAAACCAATGAAGCCACCGTTGATTTTTTTTGTCATCCCTTTGATGTCACCAACATCAGCAAAGTCTGACAGCTTGTTTGCTCTCCAAAACCATCCCGCAGATCGAGCTGCATAGATTGGCTCCAGCAACAGGTCAGGATTGCTTACAAAGTCAACTCCAAGCGCATTACCGCACCGTGTGTAGTTGTCCTTGCCCGTGAGCTGCTTTAAACCACGGCCACGAAACTTCCATCCCTCACCAGATTCAGCAGCGCCGTTTCCCATGCGAGATGAATAAACAAGATTGGCAATCAACTCAGGCTTTCCAGCAATGCTGTTTGCTACCGAGGTGGGCACTAGCTTGCCATCTTTCTTGATGGGTTTCTTGTCAGCGCCAAGCACTGCAAAACGGTTAGGCCAGCAAGCCGCCAACGTAGCAGCACGGTAGTTCAAATTCTCAGTCAGCATGGTGTAACCACCAGACTCATGCGAAGTCTGCGCCAGAAAGCCTGCAACGCGCTGTGGCGTGTTGATTTCAAACTCTTGGCATGTGGCGATAATTGCATCCAACCATTTCTCAGGGCTCTTAATCTTGGCGGCTTGTAGCTGCTCAATGGTAGGTGTCATTTACTCACCTCCTTCATCTTCTTATCGGTGTCCTCTTGGCTCTTGTTGCTGCTACCGTAGAAGAAGCGAATCAAGCTGTTTACTGCTGTGCCGATTAAAAAGCCTAAGATGATGTTGATGAAGTCTCGGTTGCGGTTCTCCACGGGCATAAATGACACCATGAAGAAGTACAGGAACGACACAATAGTCAGGAACCACGCATAATGCTGACTAAACCTCTTGGTGCTTTCGTCGTTCATGTACATGTCGGTTGCACGCTGGGTAGACTTCTCGTCGAGCACAGCCATGAACTCAGAGTGCCGGTTGGCTTCCTCTTGCAGCTTGGCGTTGTACTCGGGTGTGGCTTCGCCTTCTGGCTTGAGCTCCATACCTAGCTTGGCTTGAACGGCGTCCACGCCTTTTTCAACGACTTCGTCGGCCACCTTGTGCATCCCGTTGTTAATCAGGTTCGCTACGATGCCGGCAATGATAGGTAACATTATTCGTCCTTTTCTTTCAAGGTAAAAGTCTTTACCTTACGTTCTTTTTCTTCAAGACGCACAATAAGCGCCTCAGCTTTTTTCAACTGCTTTGCTTGGTACACAGCTAAAAACGACAATCCCATCAGCCCAAAGATGATAAGCGTGACAATGACAACCCAAGACCAAAATTCTCTCATAGTGTCAAATACAACCCAATCATTTCCAACAGGGCGATTGTCACTGCTACTGCGTACACCAGCTTGGCTTTGTGTATTTCTTTGCGGTGTTCTTGTTGCCATGCGTTGTCCCGTTCTTTCTTTGCTTTGACGTCACGGGCAAACTCTTGCTCTTCTAGTATTTGCTCGTACATCTGGTTGAACCGAGAATACAAATCTTGAAGCCCTAAATGCTCTGGCGTATAAACCATTGCCTCTCTGACTTGCGTAGACAACTGCTTCAGTTGCCACTCAATCTCAATACGGTCAATCGCAGCAGACGCCACCTTGTCCGTTGTGGCTGACTCTGTTTCTAACTCTCGACAATGCTGCTTCAAGGCGCGAATGGCTTCAAAGTAAACCTTCATGTTCTCGCAAATTTCATGCACCGACTGTGCTTGAAATTCTTCGTAAGTCAGCTCTGGTTCTGGCTGGCGCTTTTTAGAACTTTTTGGTATGTCGGCGACATTGATGTCGTTGACTTGTTTTGTAAACTTATCCGCAGGCTTTGTAAACTTAAACAACCCTTGGAGCCAACCCCAAAGCCCCGTGACTTCCTTGTAAATTGCTTTAGCGTCCTTAACGCCACCCTCAACAGTCTTTTTAAACTTATCAAGATCAGCCTTGCCTTCTGACAACATTTGGCAGCCAGTACGGATAGCAGCGACTGCACCTTGTGCCAGCATGAGAAGGCTGATTGGGTCAATGATTTACCTCACAGCCCAGACAGCTTCTTGACGAACTCAGCGGCGACGCCAGGGCCGAGCAAGACGGCAGCCATGACCGCGTACAACAGGTACTCAATCTTGGCCATACGCTTGTCGCCACTGGTTAATTGACCGTCGATGCGTTGGTAACGCTCGGCACAAATTGCTTCGTGAACAGCCAATTTTGTCTCCACTGAATCGCTCATGTTTTACTCCGCTGGCTGGTTTGATAAACCTGCTTGAGCTGACTCTTCAAGAGAGTCTTTCAGAATGCCAAAGAACGCATTACGACCCACTTGCAGTTGGTCAAGATTGAACTTGGCCGAGTTGACTTTGCGCTCCAAATCCATGACGTGATTCAACAGCGCTTTTTGTTGCTCTGTCAATTTTTCCACGTCATATTCAACGCCGTCAATATTGAGTTGGGGTTTTGTGTTGTTTCCCATTTCAGTTCCTTTTGTGCGCCACCAAAATCGAGTGGTGGCTTCCCTTTTCCTATTATGCCGAAGCGGCTTGCAGTGGACTTAGGTCCTCTGTCGTCCAAAAGTCTTTGGCCAGCATGATCTTCAGGTGCTCTTGATTTCTGGCCACAGTGTCGGCCCAGTCAGCGTCTGACATGCGCTCTGGCTTACCTGCGTTAATTAGGTTCACCGAGTCCATGCAGGCGCTGTAGTGGCGTGCAATTTCTTCGGGAATGGGTTTGATTTGTTCTGTCATTTTTAGCTTCCGTTTTTTGGGGCAAATCCAGTGTTTAGTGCGGCGAATTGCTCAGGTGTCAATTGGGTACCGCAAAGAGCACACATCCCATCTGGAAGAGGTTTTGGAATTTCAACTAGTGTTGATTCGTGTTGAGAATTGCAATGCGAGCAGGTTTCCATTTTTATCCTTTATGCTAAAGTAACGCCCATTGCGCTACCATTTAGAACTTCAACTTCAATAATGTACGAGTCATAGTTACCGCTGCGGTTTGTTGTGTACCGCAAAGTCGAGGTTGTACCACTTGTTGACCAAGACAAAGTCCCCACGTTGGTAAGTCCATTATTGGTAGTGACAGTCATGGTATTTACTGTTGTTGTGAACGAAGACCCCGTTGCCAACGCGCAACCCATACCAATGTGTTCATTTGCATTAGCCGCAGCATAAACGGCTTGAATAACCCTGACTTTTACGGCAATCATTTGATCTGCAAAACTGCCCGTAACGGTGACAAGATTCACCGTCGGATTATCCATATTGGAGCCAACGGAAAGAAACTTTTTAGTTTTCCAATAGTCTCCAAAATTAACAAGTGCTCCAGTTGGCGTAACTTGACTTCGTGGATTCCCATCCCCATCAGCCAGCACGATGTAGTTGTTGGCCGTGCGAATGTCGAGGCCACCTTGGTTGCCGGTGTACGCGCCGAGGATTGAGTTCTTTGAGCCCGTGGTTATGTCATAACCAGCAGAAACGCCAAGCAGGGTGTTGAATGACCCAGTCGTTACGCTAAAACCAGCCGCGCCAACTTGAGAAGTTCCGTTACCACCCATGAATGTGTTGGCAGCGCCAGTGGTTGTGTTGTTACCGGCTTGGTAGCCTACGTAAGTGTTGCCCGCATCACCATCTGTTTTGTTCGCTGAAAATCCAGCATACATGCCAACGTATGTGTTGCGAGAACCAGTCGTGTTTGAATATCCAGCTTGAACGCCAATAGATACGTTGTTTGTGCCAGTTGTGTTGCTGTACGCAGACTGGTAACCGACAGCCGTGTTGTTAATTGCTGTAGTATTGGAGTAGAGCGAAGATCCGCCCAAAGCAGTGTTGGCGTTGCCAGATGTGTTAAATCCAGCGCGATACCCCAAAAACGTACCCTGATCTCCGCTACCAGTAGCTCCGTTTGCCGCACCAGCCTGATAGCCTACAGCGGTAACGCCGCCGTTAATTTGGTTGCTATACCCAGCTTGATAACCTACAGCAGTGTTGTTAGAGGCTGTGGTGTTGTACGCTAGCGCACCCTGACCAACTGCAATGTTGTAAGAGCCTGTTGTGTTTCCATACAAAGCAGAGCGGATGTTGTCAACCTCACTCCCACCAACCGCCGTGTTAGCAGTGCCTGTCGTGTTTGAATACAGAGTGCGAGTGCCAAAAGCGTCAACTCGGCCAGTGGTGTTGCTGTACGCCGCGCGCTCACCAACTGCTGTGTTGTATGAGGCGGTGGTGTTATTTGCAAGAGCGCCTGAGCCAAGCGCGGTTACTTGAGCGCCGGTGGTGTTGGTATAGAGAGACTGGTATCCAACCGATACGTTATTTGCAGCCGTGGTGTTGTTGTAGGCAGCAGTGTATCCAACGGCAGTGTTGTTCCCAGCGATGGTGTTGGAAAATAATGCATATGCGCCAGAAGCCGTGTTGCTGCCACCGGTCGTGTTTGAGCCAAGAGCAAGGTAGCCCGTAGCGGCATTGTTTGAGCCAGTGGTATTTGAGCCCAGCGCGGTTCGGCCTGCGGCAAGGTTTGTCGAGCCGCTTGTGTTGACCTGCAAAGTATTTGCGCCAATAGCTACGTTTTCACTTCCGGTTTGTGAGCCGCCCCCCAAAGCACTAGCACCCACCGCAGTGTTGGTAGACACAGCGCCTGCACCACGGCCTACTGAAACCCCGTTGACACCAAGGATTGCACCATCAAACGTCAGCGCACTACCAGTAGTAAGCACCTTAGAGCCGTTGAGGTAGGCTACGCCGTTTGCTGTGCCGCCGTTATGCGTTACTGTGCTTGAGGTGGTTAGGGTGGTTGCAGCAACAGTGTCTGGTGTAGTTGCACCAATTGCAGTTGCGTCAATGGTGCTTGATGCACCCGTCACCGTCAACGTACCAGCCACAGCCAATGTCTTGCCAGAGCCAACATTCAGACCAACGGATGTTCCTGTACCGTTAGCCGTAAAGATCGCATCAATGGTGTCAAGATCGGTGTTGATCTTTGCGCCCCATGTGTCTGTTGACGCGCCGACTTCTGGCTTTGTCAGCGAGATGTTGGATGTAGTGGTATCAGCCATTTTTAAGTCCTCATGCGGCAACTTGCCACGTTTCAGTGTTTACAGAAATTGGAGTCCACGTCTCAGACGTATCATCAATATTCGTCCATGATTCTGACGAGTCAGAAGCAACAGTCCAATCATTTGACGTGACATCAATGTCTGTCCACGTCTCTGTTGTATCGCTCTCATTTTCCCATTTTTTACGTGCAGAAACAGACATCTCTGAAACGCACGAAACTGTAAAACCTTCAAACTGGACGCGCGAGCCATCAATGACAACCGAGCTGGATGCCTCAAAGTTCATTGGCTGGTTCACAATGACCTGTGAGCCAACAGTCATAACGGCATCATCAAAGACGCTCATCTCTGCAAGCGCAACACGCAAGCCACTGATAGTGACTGCGCTTACGTCAGCAGCAGCAAAGTCACCAACAGCAATGCGTTCAGCAGCAGCAGCAACAGCGCTGGCAGATGCAGCAGTAGCAGCGCCAATTGCAATGCGTTCACCATAAACAGACACAGCGCTGGACGCTGCAATAGCAACAGCGCCAACGGCAATGAGCTGACCAGAGACAGCAACCGCACTGGTTGCGGCAACATTAAACGATGCGTCAGGCTTTACGACATTGGCGGCAACGGCAACTGAGCTGGCGCTAGAAACAGAAAACGCGCCTTCACAGACGCGAGTTCCTGATGCAGACACCGTGGAGGTGTCTGCTATTGCTACGGCTCCAAGAGATACCCCATAAGAGTAATTGCCCCCGCCGTAATAGCCAGAGCCGTATGCTGCCATGATTAGGTCAGAGTGACTGTCAGGCTAGATGCAGGGATGCGGAACACATCGCCATCATTGATGGTGCGCGATGTGGTCAATGGAGCCCATGCAAGCATGTTGCCTGATGTGGAAGCATCAAAGATGGCAGCGTGAGTCACAGTACCCCAGTTACCACCAGAAGCAGCAGCAAACTCGATTGCAGCAGAGTTGGTGGCAGTGGTAGGTGATGTGCCTGAAACAGTGATTGTCCCTGTCACCTTGCGAGCGTATGCGCTGCCAGAGACTTCAGTACCGCCACCACTGTCTGACGGGGCTGCTGTAAACAGGCCAACATACCAAGCTGTAGGACGTGTTGCTGAGTTGGTTGTCAGCAGCCAATTGAGAACTAGGTTCTCGGTGTAATCGCTAAAAGATGACATCTCTTATCCCTTATCCAAAAGTTCTTGCTCTTGCAATCAAAGCGCCACCAGACGTTGCGCCACGATCATCAGCAATCTGTAAGTCGTCCATTGCTGACGTGTACAGCGTTGCCCATGTAGAGATTCTCGCATCATCCTTCAGGTATGGCGCAGCCTGCAACAACGAGCCGTACAAGTACACATCAGGCGCAGCAGTCAACAACCAGTTTGTAGCCACAGTAGATGACAACTTTGTCAACTTTGCGTAGTACGTCAGTTCACCCGTGTAGGACGAATCAGGCACTGGCACAGTGCGAATCTGAGTCCCAACAATGCTGAAAAATCGTGGCTTGCTAGATGATGGATATTGAGATTGGAGATGGTCCAACGAGTCAATCGTCTCAAACTGCAAAGGAGTTACAGGGTTTGTTTGCAGCTTGAGGGATTTGACCTCAAGGAAGTCTGATGGCACAGTACCGTACTCAGTGTCGATGGTGGCAGTTGCACGAACAATCATTTGACGTGTACGCAACTTGCGCTCAATCTGAGCTTCAGCCAAAGAGATGAAGTCAGGGATTGCAGCCGTCAGGTCGGTACGGTACAACCAGTCACCGACTGAAGACTTCAACTCTGAGTAGGTAGAGAGTGCCATTAGGATGCCTTTTGTGCGTTCTCCAAGTCACGCATCACCCATGTGTGGTCGTGCTTGAATTCAAATGTCCCAATGTGTCCGATTTCCTTCGACACATCGTGGTCAATGTATATTTTAAAGCCAGCCGCCGTTGCTTTGCGACAGAAGAAAACGTCTTCACCAATGTAGCCACGCTTGTCTGTGCGCCAAGGCGTCTCGAACCACGGCTCTGACAACGACTCAAAGACTTTGCGGGTAATGAGCATCACGCCCATACCAATTGATTCAACTTCCTCCAAGCCGGTTGACTCTGGCATTGAGTAGACGAGTTGACCATCTAAGCCGCGAGCTGTTGGACCCGTAGGCATCCTGCGCCTTGCGCAATTGGTCGCAACAATGTCTTTATCGTGCGCCAGCAAACGACCAACCATGTCTTGCGGGAAAGTCATGTCTGAGTCAATGAACAGCACATGAGTGCAGTTCTCGCGCATAGCCTCAAGGCATAAATCAGCACGTTGATTTTGAATCAGTGTGCCTTGATTGATCTTTAAAGCAACAGCATCTGGTGTGTTGAGTGTGTGGTACGCCACCATATTGACCAAGCAAAACGTAAAGTTTGCGTGGACCATATCTCTCGCTGGTGTGCATACTGCAATGTAATTCACGGTTTCTTGAGTCATTTTTATACTTGTCCTTCTTTCACGCGAAAGAATCGGTTTTCATGGTCGTTGAGCCAGCGCTTCATGTAGGCATCGTCATTTAACTTGCCTTCAGCTTGCAGCTTGTAATAAATCGAAAGAGGGATTCGAGCAACATGGTGGAACTCACCTTTCCAGCCGTTGTTGTCGGACTGCGCTAGGTCAGTCTTATTCATCTCAATGATTGGGGCCACGTCTTGAATTGTCTCAATCGTTGCTTCGTCTTTTTCAGAGTCGTAGTGCCACACCTTCTTGATGCCGGTGTAGTCGTCATGGCTAAAGAGTCGTGATTCGCTCATATAAAAAAAGGGGCGAGTTTCCCCGCCCCTTTCCTTTGTTTGATTACGATGTAATCAAGTCAGCAGCCAAGCCCATGCCGTTCTCAGCCATCACTTTGTGGCCCCACTCAACGATCAGCATACGCTTCTCAGCGTCACCAGTCTTGGCGAGTTCAACTTGTTGGTAAGGACGCAATGTGGTCATCTTAGCCATGTCAGGGTCGATCACCCATGCATCACGCTCACGTTGGAATCTATTGGCGATCACCTGCACATTCCCGAAGTCGCTTACATAAATGTCAACGGCCCCCACCAGTGTTGCTGGCTTTGCGCCACCATCAATGTTGAAACGTGAAGATGCAATGCCAGAGAAACCAGACACGCGCTGCTTGTTGACAGGACCAACCATCAACATCTTTGGTGTACCACCAGCAGTCCACACCTGTTGAATCACGTTCTTCAGGATGGTCTCAGTGAAGGTACGCACGTTGCCGTCTGTACGGGCAGAGCTTGGCAATGTGGTGTACGAAGGGTTTGCACCGTTCGTTTGCATGTCCACGTTGGTCTTGACGAAAGCGCCCAAAGAAGCAGTGCCGCGAGCAGTTGTGCTGTTACCAGCAGCAGCCACAGCGCCGTTCAACATGGTGAATTCTTGGTCACGCTTCAACTCAGAGCCGCGCTTGGCGATCTGGTAAGCCAATTCAGACTTACGACCAGCCTTGTTCACGGTTTCTTCAGTAGCAGACAAGATGATTGTCTTGCGGCTGATCTGAGCGTAGTTCTGCAAACGCACAGTGGCGGTCACAGCGTCAAACGAAGTGACGTCATCGCCTTCGAGCTGCTTGTTGGCTGCTGCAGAAGCGAGTGTGTCTGTCTGCCACTCGAACAACGAGTTGCTGACGGACTCACGACCAATGTTGCTCATGTAAGGAGTTTCCTCAGGAGCAATGTTGGTGATGACGTTTGACAGGTCTTCACGGATGCCTTTGGCATCAAAGGTGGTAAAGGTGTTAGTTACGATAGCCATTTAAGTGCCTCATTTCAAAAGAAGTTCAATTGCTCTAGCCGCATCATCGACACGACCAGTTTTTGCAAGACGCTGTTTTGCGCGAGTACCTTCAGTTGTTGTGGAGACACGGCCTGCTGCACTAGGCTTTACAGGACGTGGACCGTTGTTGACTACAGGCTTGATGTCCTTTCGCTTGGACACCATCTGGTCATACAACGCTGCTTTACGCAACGTGACAACCGCCCTATGGTCAAAGACATTCTTGAGTTCATCTTCAGAGTAGCCAACCTTCTGTCCAAACTCGATAAGCAAAGCCTTTTCAGCCTTCGCTTTCTTCTCGTCTTTCCATTCAGGCACAGCTTGAATGAGTGCAGCTTGCTGTTGAGCAAGTGTTGCCTTCATCTGCTCTGTTTGTTGTTGCGCAGTAAGCTGAGAAAGTCGCTGCTGCTCGGATTGAATAGCTGCTTGTCTCTCTTGCTTGTCACGCGACAACTCTCGCTGGCGTACCCATTCAATGGGGTCTTCTGCGTAAAGACGGTCCCAATCAATAGGTTGCTCGCCAGCAGACTCAAGTTGCTGTTGCAACGCTCCCAACAATTGAGCGTACTGTTCACGCTCGGCACGAATAGCAGCAGCTTCAGCTTCAACCGTCTTACGGGCTTCAGCGATCTGTTGCGTCTTTCGTGTGTAGTCTTGTGTTCTGCTGTAACCTTGCTGGAGTTCATCAAGCGTCACGCTGACTTCCTTGCCGTCTACCTTGACGGTGAAAACCTGTGGCTCTTTGTCTTCCTCAGTTTCATCAGAATCTTCTGACTGTTCATCTGTCGTTTCATCGCTTGACTCATCGTCTTGCACGTCAAGTTCTTCATCAACAGATGCCGCGCCATCCTCATCGGATGACAACTGCGCCTCATCTACTTCCTCAGTTTCTCCCTCATCAGGACCGAGTAATTGAGCGAGGGCACTGGACGCTTCGTCCACTGACATTGGACCTGTAGGGATGCTCCCTGTTGGGTTGGCGTTTCCTTCTGACATTTCCAAATTCCTTTATACCAATGATTTCTGATCGCGTTCAATCTGACGCTGTGCAACTTTCCCGTTGTCCATGATCTTGTTGATCTGGATGCGGAACTGCTCAACAGCTTGGACCATGTGCCACGCGCTCTCTCTTTTCACGGTGTCCTCTGGCTTCGTACTTTTCCAAACCCAGACGGCATCGTTCTCCATTTGCAGCAGTGCTGCTGAGAAGGCTTCGTCCTGTATCAGACTCTCGGCCTTCTTCCCTTTTTTCACGGTTTCTTCATTGCTCATTTAGACCATTCCTTGCGGGTTGATGGGTTGCATAGGCTGCTGGACTTGAGGCTGCGCTTGCTGCACAACTTGTTGAGCAATCGCGCCTTGCTGTCTGACAGTCTCGCTATTCACATTTTGCTCTGCCACGATTTGTGCAGTGCTGATTTGCGTGTTGTACTTTAACTCAAGTTCGTATTGTTTAAGTAGTCGATCTTGAGTTAATTGGTCGCGTCTAAAGTCGTCATCCATCATCATTTGCTGGCGCTTCAGCTCCAACTCAGCCGCCTTCTTTTGGATGTCTGCTTGAATGGATTGAGCCTGCACTTGAGCCAAGACTTCTTCAGGAGAAGGCTTTGCCTGTTTCTCTGGAGCCTTCCAGCCGTCAGGCAAGTCATTGATGAAGGCTGACGCATCAGCAAAGCCAGACATCTCGACCATCTTGCGCAAGGTCCGGACATACTGCTGTGGTGTCACGACAGGGTTGTCCAAACCGTACTGAGCAATGATGGCTTCTTGTCGTGCCGCGAATGAAGCCAATGCAGCCAACTTCTCGTTGGTGTCGCCGTTGCCCAAACCAATGTTGACCATCACATCCATTGATGTGTCCCAAGCGCGTGGGTCGATCTGCACCCACTCATTACGCAAACGAATCATTCGCGCTTTGTCTTGGTGTGTGACCGTCAAGAAAAGAATCTTCTTGAACAACGTCTTCATGCCTTCAGCCAGCAAACGCGAAGTCAGCTCAATGCGGCCTTGGGATGCAGTGATGGTTGCAGCGACAGCAGCCTTGGTGGACGACTGCAAAGCATCAGCGTTCAAGCCCATTGCGGCCTTGCTCATGCCGGTGCGGTCTTCCTTGATGCTGTCCACGTAGTCCAGCATTGGGAAAGCCGCTTGACCCACAAACGGTTGCGCAAATGTCTGCACCATGTTTGGCGCTCGCATACGAATCACAGCGCCTGTCTCGTTGTTCAAGACGTCATCAATGTTGACTTGGCCTTCAACGATGGCAGTGCGTGGGTGAATCGACTGAGCCAAAGAGTCAAGTGTGTTGCGCAGAATCTCGGACTTGATCTCTTGGATGTCGTGCGTGATGTCAAAGATCGAACCAGCCTCAAGTGGCGAGGTGTGTGGTTCAGGGTCGCAGGGGAAGGCCACGAATGGAATGTAAGACGAAGGCAAGTTACGCTTGACTTCGTAGCTTGGGCCCATCGTGCAAATCTTGCGCAACTCAGGGATGCCGTCACCGTCATAGTCAACGCGCACGTAAACCTCACAGTACAAGACGCGCTGCTCCATTGGGTTAGCGCTCTCGCCTTCAAACTGTTGGTTATTCAGCGAATGACGCGCCAGCACTTCCTCATTGTCAGCCAAGTCGGATGAGCCAACGTACTGCGTCACCTCATCTTCATCGTAGCCAATTGAGATCAACTCAGCCACTGACGACATCTTGCGCCGACCAATGATCGGTGCGCTCTCAAAGTCCAAGGCTTGACGAGAAAGCAGCAACTCCTCTGGTGCAACAGAGTTGACACGGATGCGACCAGACTTCACGATGCGCTTTATTTCCACATCGTGCAGCATGGCAGGGGGTGGCATCACAGGCATACCAGACAAAGGGTCAACCTGTGTTGGCATTGACATCATCGCGTCTTCATCAGGGTAAGACACAACGATCTTGAACTCAACGCCTTCCTCTTTCTCAGAGTCCAGAATCTGCAAGGTCGAGTCATCAAGGCCAGAGTACTGCTCAATGCGCACTTCCTCAGACTCCTCCCACACCGCCTCCATAATGCCGCACTTACGCGCCAAGGCATCTTTGAAGGTTGCGTATGCAGTCATGAAGCCGTTGTTGTCAGCCGTGAACACATAGTTAGCGTAATCAGTCGCTTGCTTTGAGTTCTTCACGTCTTCAGGGCCACGGGGCACAAACTCAACTACGTTCTCTGAGCTGAAGAACACACGCATCAACGAAGGCATCATTGCAGAGATGGTGTCGCGTGTCTCCATCGCCACAACCTGTGACCGGCCTTCTTCTTCATTGCCAAACGGGTCGCCGCGGTAGTAACGCGTTGCCATTGCACGAATAGGCGACAAGTCAGAGTCAATGTAAGACACGGCATCAGCAATCTCCTGACCGATCATGCCTTCAAGCTCGGTGTCATCCATCTGCTGGTGTTCGTCTTCTTCCTCTTTGACTTCTTCAGGGTCTTTGGACTCCATCAAGTCCTCAATCTGCTCTTTGGCTTTATTGAGCAAAGCGCTTTGTGTCTCAGACTCAAACTCGTATGGAACTTTCATTTTTTGCCCTTTTGCAATATGACGTACATGGAGTCCACAGCGCGTGGAGTCCTCAAAATCTCATCTTGCGGCAATTTTAGACTTTCCCCAACCTTTGAGAGCGTGAATTCCAGATGCTTCACAAAGAACCTATCCTCCCATCCCAAGTACCAATGCCAGTCCGTGTAATACAACCACGACTTCTCATTGAACGCTCGGACGTGGGTGGGGTCTTGCCACGCACCGTAAGACAAGTCGTAAGGCACATGGATGCGCATCTCGCCGCCGTCCTTCAGTAAGTCCTTGCAGTTGGTCATGGCCTTCACCAAGTCAGGCACATGCTCAAGAATGTCGTTTGCCAAGATCACGTTAAACATCTCATGCTTGATGCGATAGTCGCCCTTGCGCGTCACCAGCAACTCGCCCCAATGCACATCCTGAATGTCTAAACACCAATCTGATTTGATTCGGCGCTGAATGTCTGCGTTGATGCAGTCCTCACGCCAATCTTTGCCAGAGCCTAAATTAAGAACCAAAGAACTGTTGGACATACTGTGGGCGGTTTTTCTGAATCCAAGGCAAAGCCTCAAGGGTTAATTTCTCAGCGTTCAAGCCAATCGTTTGGCTTCCAACGTGGTGGACGTAAGAGGTTGAGACAAAGTGGGAGTACCCCTTGGCAGACATATCTAAGCAAGACACGTCATCCGAGTACCAGTTCAATGGCCCAAACCGCCCGTGTCTCCATGCATCCCGCGAGATGTAAGCAAAGATTGGGGCCACGATGTCAGTCGGGAAGATGTAGTCTTCTGACGCAAAACGATTCATGTGAATCGGGTCATCTTCTCGGTTGTAGCGAATGTTTTGCAACGGACGCACCGAGTCGCTACGCGCAGCAACCCAACCCACTGACGGCTCAAGAGATCGAATTGTGTCCACATCATCCAGCAGACGTGAGTAGCTGGTGGGCGTCAACACAACATCGTCATTGCAGACAACGCAGGCAGAGTGGTACTTCAGAGCATCATCAATGATGTCGTTGTAGTCATCACCAAAATTGCGAGCAGCGCCCACCATGATGCGAGCGTTTGCCAAGTACTCCAACTTGCCAATCACGGACTCAGGGCCGCGAATGTAGACAAATGCCTCTGGTGCATATTGCTTGATTGACTCAAGCAGTACCGGCAACCCTTTGCCGTGTACTGTGGCAATACAAATTGGTATCACTTGGGTTTGTTTCTCGCAGAAATGGCTTTGGCCTTCGCCTTGGCATCAGCCTTGGAGTTTGCACCCCAAGCGTTAAGACTAAGAAGCAAACGAGTCTTCTCGCCGTCCTTGTACTCAGGTCCAGCCATGTTGCCCATACGAGCCAAGAAGCTGGCGCGTCTAGGGTTATCGCCTGACTTGACGGGTGGCTTTAGGTTCATGCCTTCAGCCTTGGCTGATGCACGACCCTTGGCGTTCAAGCCGCCAGTGGCAGACTTACCCTCTTTCCTCTGCCAAGCCGCTGTCATTTCTTAGCCTTCGGCTTCTTTGCAGTCTTAGCCGCCGCCTTGAAGTCAGCAGCGGAAGGTGCGGCTTTGGAGCCGACCTTGTTCATCTTCTCGCCAGAGCCAGCCGCGATGCGCTTTTGTTTGGCGTTAATGTTGCTGTAGAGACCTTGCTTCATTTCTTAGCCTTGTTCTTTGCTGTACGTTGACCGCGCATAGGCATCTTGGCTTCAGACATTGCGATGGCAATGGCTTGCTTTGGGTTCTTCACAACCTTGCCGCCTTTGCCTGAGTGCAGGGTCTTGTCCTTGTACTCGCCCATGATCTTGCCAATCTTCTTGGCTGCATCGGAAATCTTCATACATCACCCCTTAAAAATAAAATCAATTATGCAACCCGCGACACATTTCGGCGCAGCGGCTTTGACCACTGCTGCGCGGTGTTCGCACCGAACATCCCAATGGCTGCATCACTTGCAAACGTTAAGACAAACGAGTCAGCCTTGTCGGGTGACTTCAAGCCGCGCTTGCGAATGTCGTCCTTGCTCTCAATCTGAATCTTGCCGTTGGACGTGAAAAAGTAACGCACTGTTGCCAACTCAGCGACCAACTCCTCATCCAGTGGGATGCGGCAGTCACGCGCTTCAAACCACTGCTTGCACTTGTACCAAAGCTCTGCGCGTAAGTTCCTGTAAGTCTGCCCCATTGCAGGGGACTCTGAGACGTTAATGCCGCGAACAGGCAAGCCCAACTCACGCAGGCGGTCAACAACGCCAGCGCCTAAACCAATCGAGTCAACCAGAATCTCATGGGGGCGTTGGCTAGGCGCAAGCGCCTCCCACTCAGCAACCACTGCACCCGTCAATTGCATCAGGTCCAAGTTCTTCCAAACCTTGATGGGTTCAATCAAAGCGTTGCCCTGACGCTTGGCAAGCGTGGACCTGTCTCCGCCAAAGCGAGCAACGTCCAATCCCCATATCAGCTTGGCGTGGGGGCTGGTTGCCACGTCTCGGTGCTTTGCTAACTCAAGCAACTCCATTGGGATGATCGTGTCGTCATCAGACCTAGGGAATTCCCCTAGTACGCGAATCCGGTAGGCGTTTGACTCCTCACCGTAGCGAGCCTTCATCTCCTCAACGTAGGCTTCGGACACCCGCGGCGAGTCAACGCAGGACACCTTCATCGTCACCCAATCATTGGCAAGACGGTTGTGGGTGTCGTAGAAGAATCCAGAGCTTCGCACAGGGTTGCCCAAAAGCAGGGTGACGGCGCTGTGGCCTGACATTGAGCCAGCAGCAGCCTCAAAGACTTGTTCGGGTATACCTGATGCCTCATCAGCAATCAGCATTACGTTGTCGCTGTGGACGCCTTGCAAAGCTTCGGGCTGTTCGGCGCGGGATGTACGTGCTGACACGAAGGCTTCGGTAGCGGCTTCTTTAACTTCAATGCGGTCTTGCTTGACTTCAAGCATGTCCCTGAGAGTTGGTGGCAGTTCCTTCACCCAACGCTTCAGCTCCGCAAAGAGGGCGTCATATAACTGGCTGGAGGTGGGGGCAGTGACCACGACCTTGACGGGGTAACGTAAAAGTAAATACCAAATGATTGCCCATGATGCGCCAGTTGACTTACCAACACCGTGACCGCTTCGGACAGAGATTCGGCGCTCGCCTTTGGCGATGTGGTTGAGCATCGTCTCTTGCCACGTGTCAGGTGTGGTGTTCAGCACTTCCTTCACGAACAACACAGGGTTGTTGCGGTAGCGTGCCGTAAAAGCAATAAACGGATTACTCCTTACCTTCTCGTCCAACTTCTTGGCAGCGTTGTCCACCGCTCCTTGTACGTCAACGTGCAGTTTCTTTTTTGGTGGGGGTGTTGATGTTGTCGTCATGTGTGGATTGTGCCACTAATGAAAGAAGTTGTTGGCGACCGAGAACCCCCAATCCGATGCGGTGCTTGGAAGTCTCTCCAAACCCTATGCACTTAACCAACACGACTGAGGACTGTTTGGTGTGGGGTGCTTCTCGAGATCACCCCCAGTCCCCATGCGTCTTGATGTCGTAGTCAAATGTATCAGATTTTATTTTTTAAATTTTTTTGGGAAGTGTGTGGGGCTGCGTCTGTACAGCCACCCCGCCCAGACCCCACCGGCGGGGGGCCCGCAGCGGGTCCGGCGAGCGGCGAGCTGGCACGATTCCTGCCGACAGCAGAAACGAATACCAAAGCATGTACGCACTTTATACAACGTCCATTATGTAAAGTTGTTATGCACATACGCACAGGTTATACAGCCAACCTGTTGTACTCTTACAACAAATCAGGTCGTCTGTGGATAACGTGGACAACTTAGCTCAAATTGTCTGTGGGTAACTCAGCCTCGAACACCTCACCATGTCGCAGCGCATCGAGCCGTAAGTTCGCCAGATTGACCGTGACGCTTGGCATCTTGTTCTGCGCGTATGCAGCAGGATTCCAACGTTCAGCTACCCACTGGCGCGTTTGGACCCGTAAACGGGCTTTATTGACCTCTGCGATGTCCGTTTCGTCCGATATCTCGATGATCTCGGACACCAAGTTGTCTGCCGCTTTCGCGCGTACGCGAGAGAGGAAGCCCTCGTTCTCGGGACGATCAAGCCAAACGGTGAGCGCTTTACGCCCCACGCCGAGCTTGTAGCAGATGCGCGTTTCGGACAGTCCAGCCTCGAACAAGGTCTGAATCTGATCTCTTGGCAACGTGTCGAGTAACGCCAAGTCCTCAACCTTCTTCTTTTGTCCAGCCATTTAAACCTCCTAGAATCAATTATTAACAGTCACAGCCACCTAGCCATACCTAACCCACTTTAATCGCTTTAAAGTGCCTTCTGAAGCGTTCTAGAGCCTATCTTAGATGTGTCAAACACCTTAGCCACGCTAGAACCCTTCAAAACCTTCTCATCGGACGGCATATCGTCCAACCCCGTCACGCCGCCCTCAGGAAACTTGTTCGGTGGAATGTCCAATCTAACCATCTGAGCTGTCGGGTATTTTCGCTTAAGCGCCATAGTTTCCTTGACCACTTCAGCGTTCATGACGATCTCAAGCTCCTCCATGCACCAGATGTGACGCTTCTCATCCTTGCCCATGAATTGCTCAAAGTGCAGCGCATCCTCATACGTCTCCACAACGACCATCACTGAGCCATCCTTCATCTCATGCTGGCAGTGCTTTATCTCCGGCACTTGGCTTACGCCGCCTGCCACCGCCCAAGCCTCCAGCGCCGCATAGGCCTTCTTCATCCCATCAACTGCTTTGGTGAGCCTAACCTCATCCCTCATCTTCTGTGCAGCAAACACTCTTTCCGACTGCATCCAAAACTTTTGGCGAAACTCCTCATCCACCAAACCAATCAACCGACTAATCCCCCAACGCTTTTCATGCGCTTGCTTAACGTTAATCAAATCAATCAACTTGCTGCGCATCATCAACTCAAAAGGGTCCGAAGGAATAAGCGGCTGCTCAACCTTCTTTTTGATCTCTCTTGTCGCCATTTTCAATCCTTACATTGTTCTTACAAATAATCCACGTTTGGGTCCCCGTCTCGTCCACATATGGGTGTGTCTCATAGACCCACACCCCATACGTAGACGCTTTGACGGTCTACACATGGCATCTACATATGTAGACATGTGTAGACCATATGTAGACGCCTTATTGACTGCCTAATCAACAAATAAGCGTCTACATCATGCAAAGTCATTGTCTACAAATGCGATGCATGAGCCATATGTAGACGCCTATTTAAATGAAATCACCTTCCTATCCACCTCACCAGAGCCGTCATGTTCCTCAAAAACAGCCCAACACCAATCCCCATGAACAGCAACTTTCTCAGCATTAAGCAGTTGCGTCTTGACCCGCCACCACAACTGCCTAAAATCCTTTGCCTCCAAGTCGTTGCCCATTGACGCCTTGAACTCATCGCGCCACTGGTCAACTTTGATGCACTTATTCCTCATCCCGTTGATGTTCTCCATCATCCCGAACTTCTTTATGGCTGCATGTAAGGCGCGTAAAGCGTTTGAATTGTTCGTCCCAAGCCCTGCTCTGCTTGGTGGTGGCACTGCTTCCTTCCTGCCTCGGTTGACATCCATATCCCCATCCACTTCCACCGCCAAACTGCTGATCGAGTCGAATCCTAAAAGTGTTGTGGATAACTCGACCTCAACCATCTGAAATCCGTAACGCTGACCATCCTCACCATCCTTCTGCTTGCTGATGTGCAGGATGCCTTTAGGTGCGTCTTCAATCCTGATGATCTCCAACTCTGTGTCCACGGCTCCTAAGAGGCTTGAATGGCCCCTTAAACCTTTCGTGGCGTCCTTACCAGCGTGATGCACGACTAGCAATGCGCAGTTGTATCTGCCTTGAATTGCTCCCGCCGCCGTGATGAAAGCTCCCATGTCCTCACTCGCGTTCTCATTGCCACCACCAAACGCCCTGGCTAACGTGTCAATGACCACTAATTCAAACTTGATGTCCTGAGTCGCTTGAATCTCATCCACGGCTTGTATGAGGTCTTGGATGTCCGTTGCACTTGATCTCAAGTTGATTTGTTTGCGGAGAAAGAAGACAGGCGCGCCAGATGGCGTGTTGTGATGCTTCTTCATGGCCTTGATACGCGCACCGATACCACCGTGACCTTCACCTGCGATGTACAGCACTGCACCTTCATGCTTGACTTGTTTTGTCAGGAATTCCCTGCCAGTTGCAATGCACTCAGCAATATCCAAGGCAATGAACGACTTGAATGACGCTGGTGGCGCGTACAAGGCGACAAATGCTTTCTTTGGGATGACGCCTTCGATGAGCCACTCCACCGGCTCATCATCAATGTCGTCTAGCTGTTCAATCCTGAAGGGCTGACGTAAGTTAGTTGACGGCTGCAACTCAAATTCCGGTGGCTCTGTTGCTTTTTCCTCTTGCTGCATGAACCTTTCGGGGATAGTTACATCACCCTCAATGGTCACGCGCTGCGAGTAGTTCTTAACATAGTCACTCAAGTGCTGCTTCGTGCCTGCGTAGTCATGCACGTACTCATATGCGTCCTCCTTGGTTTCTTCTAATTGAAGGTCCAAGACTCGGATGCTGTTTGCAACTGTCTTGATGGCCTTGACTGCTTTCCTTGCGTACTCCCAACCCACCTTGTCGTTATCCGGCAAGATGACCACATTGAGTCCCGCGAAGTATTGGATGGCGTCCTCAGGAAAGCTGCTTGCACCTTGGTGGGTGCAAGTTGCAATGACACCGATTGATTTGAGTGCGTCTGCTGCTTTCTCTCCTTCCGTGAGAAACACTGTGCGTCCAGCTTTCCTTGCGTCCTCAACCTCTGGCAAGTTGTACGGGACGATCTTTGCACCTGTGATTGATGAGTGCCTACGACCATCCTCATCAACTCTGAGCTGCTTGTACGTCTTTCCCTTGGCGTCATTGGTCTTGTATCGCTGCTTGATGAACAGCGTCACACCGTCCTCATCCGTGTAGTGCCACTCCTGCTCTAAGCTCTGCTGCTGCGGCAATGGCTTGATGCTGGCTAACAGTTCAGCGCGTGGCTCTAAATCTGGAAGTAGTCCGTAATCACGGATGGCTGAGAACACATCGTGCTGCTCGCAGCCACCATGACACTTGAACAGCGGCTTACCGTCGACGCCGTCAGTGATTGAGAGGCTAGGGTTCTTATCACCATTCCCCTGCCCATGAGTTGGCAATGGACAACTCGCGAGCCAACTGCCGTTGACCTTTTTCGCGTTGCCTAAAGCCTTTGCTATTTGTTCGGCTTGCATTAGTCTGCATCCCATTCTTCTTCTAGTGTTTCAATACGTTGCTCCAATTCATAGACCCTTTGAGCCAATGCAATCAGAAGCAACTCCATAAATTCGTGTGTGAGTATTTTCATAGGGACAAAAAAACGGGACAGCCTTTAAGCTGCCCCGTCTTCTCCTAGATGTTACAGAAACATCTCATCGTCTTCTACTTGGGCCACTGGTGCGGCTTTAGCTGGTGCTGAGTGCTGGATAGCGCCTGGTGCTGTGAACTGCAAGTCACCATCATCCTTTGCTGCGTCCATGCCTTCAGGCTTTGCAACCCACGACACCACGTTGAAGTTAGGGATGCGGGTTGTGCCCTTACCAATCTTCTCCAACTTGCTGCCTGTGTACTCAATCACTGGCAACTTGCCAGCATTGTCGGCGCGGTCTGCTGACGCTGCTTTGTAGAGAGCCTCCAAGCCCATGTTTGGGCCTGTACCGTTTGCACTCCACTCCACAGTGCCCAACTCCTTGTTGTAGAACTTCACGGAGAAACCGCGTTTGTGTTCAGGGGTTGGTTGCTTTCCTTTAGCGCCGAGACTTGCGTCTGGTTGCCAATCACGCGCACCTTCAGCGAGCAGCATCCAACCTGTTTGCACATTGTCAATGTCAAACACGACTTTCTTGAGTTGGATTTCTTCTTTCGCGTTATTCAGCCAAGCGTTTGCAGATGGCATGAAACGGATGTAGTTGCCTGAACCACTGTTACCTGATGAGAGATTAAGCATTTGAGCCTTTCGAGTTTAAAAATGCCACGAAGTGTGGCGGGTTTGGATTATTCACCAAGACCAACGGCTCTTGCAAGCGTCAGTCCAGAAGATTTCTTCTCGGTGATGTCATCCAGCAACACTCTGTCGTCTTTTGACAACAGCTTGCTTGCCTCTGCGGGGCTGATGATGGAGGTGATGTAGATCAACTCCTTGGCGATACCAGCATCAAGCAATGCTGCTGCTGCCTTCTCATCATTAGCCCATTTACGTAGTGCGCGTTTGGGTTGCAACTGCCAGCCACGAATGACTGAGCCACCCTCTAAACGGTCTGTGGCGTACTTTCTCAACGCCTTAATGTAGTCCTCTACCATGTCCACCTTTGCAAGCATGGCGGCGATCTCGTCCTCTGTCATGGTGTGCATGGGTGGCTGCGCAACAACCTCATTGAACACTTCAACGTGCGCAGGGCATGTTGCCTTGGCAGGACACCACTGACACGCCTTCTCTGATGGCGTTGGCTCTATTGCACCTTCAGCAATTTCTTTGAGCGCTGGCGTCAAGTTCTCCAAGGTCCAATCGTTCAACTCTTTGAAAGTCATCTTATGAGTGCGTGGCTCGCCATGATGCGGCTGAATGATTGCCAGCTCGATGTTTTTGAACTCAGCTTTAAGCTGGCGCATTGCACCGATGGCGTACAGCTTCATCTGGTCACTGTTGGCATCCACATAACCACGACCTGTCTTCAAGTCTGCAATCACTAGCGTGTCCTGCTCCTCACTAAAAGCCAGCACGTCAGCAGTGCCACCAAGATTGATGCTGTCCGACTCATAGATGGTGACGTACTGTTCGACCTTTAACGTGCCTAAGCGCAACTCAATATCACGCACATGATTGACGTGAGCCTGCGCAAAGTCTGCGTTTTGCTCTGTGATGGTGATGCCTTCAACTGTCTTGCCAATGAAGTCGTAGGGCGAGACGCCAGTGAGGATGCAAGTCTCAGCCACTGCGTGAATCGCTGTGCCGATCTGCGCAGCGTCACCAGATGGAGAGTCCGGTATGCCTGCGCACAGCTTGATGGATGCAGGGCAGTTAATCCAGCGCGATGCGGCTGAAGGTCGCAGTTTGATCTTTGTCATTGTTTTACTTTCTGTTGTACGAATTGGTTTCTTCTTCACGCTCATGGCTAAACAGCATGTATATCTGCGCCCTGATCTCCTGCGGCACAACCCAACCAAACACTTCAGGATTCAGCATGTCGCTGAAAATCTGATTGCGTTGTCTGAGCTGCTTTTGTGTGCGCATCAGCTCTTGCGTCAGCCAGTCAATGTGCTCGCGGGTGGCTTCTGATTCGGTCATAGCTGCTTCAACCCCCACATTGCAATCAGCACAGCTTCGGCGCGACCATCGTGCTTCACCAGCTTGAACAGCTCCTGCTTGTCAGGGTGCAGCTCCATTGCGCGGTGGCGTGATGCGTCTTTGCCGTAGCCTTTGTTCATGGTCCGTGCCCATACTGCTGGCTGCACGTATGAGACAGGCACTTCAAGCGCTGCTAGTACGCCTTCAATGACGCCAGCAGAGCGTCCAAACGCAAACATAGAGGAGACGCCTTGGTTTGGCATTGACGCCACCTTCTCGACTGCTGCATGTGTTGGCTTCATCTCACGCAGGATGCCCACCAAGGCTTGCGCTGACACTTGACGCTTCATCGTCTTGCCACGCTTGATCTCAACGACCGGCATGTCAACGACTTGCTCAAGACGACCATCAACGATCAATGCAATTGCGCCGTTGTTGCCCACATCTATACCGCACTGGCGAATCATGACGGCTCCTTTGTGAGCTGCGAGATGCGAGCTGCAATAAGGCGGTCAAGTGCTTGGCGCAGCTTGTCCACGGATGAAACAAGAGGAATGGTCTTGCCAGAGGACCAGCGCGAGACTTGAGCTTGGTCCAAACCAGCCTCACGGCTTACCTCTGCCATGTTGAAGCCTGCGTCAAACGCTCGCTGCTTGATGTCGGTGATGTATGTGGATGTGTTCATGTGCAGTATGTTAGCATGAACTTGACTACTTAATCACATGAGCAAAAAGAGGGTGACAGCGTCAACCGCCACCCTTTAAAGGCAACTGCATGGAGGAGATCCCCGCAGCATTGGCTGGAGAAACCGACCAGCCGATAAATATTTTAGTTTGGTGTTGCATAAAAAACACACCTGATAAAAATAAGTGTTGACGTGCTAATCAATTGTGATATGATTCACTCATCAACAACGCAACAGGAGAGAAACATGAACAACGACACAAACATGCAAATCATTGGTGATGCTGCTGACGAGGCGCAGTTCTGGGTGTACATCACCTTGGCCTTTGCTGCTGGCTTCTTGGTTTCACATCTGTTTGCCTGATGCTTTTTGAGGAAGAACAATATATGTCTGAGCAACTACAAAACGACATTGACGACATCGTGACCGACTTCATTTGCCGTTCGGGTGGCAAGTCTGGTTTAGTTCGTCCTGATGAGTTAGCCACCATGATTCGTGAAGCTGCAAGCCGTGGCGCAATGGCTGGCTGGCTTGGTGGCGTTAAGCAAGAGCGTGAACACTCACGCGCTAAGAATATGGAAACATCAAAATGAGAAACCGTTTAGAAGCCCTGATGATGGCGCGTGAGCTTGAGTCCTACCAAGCAGTTGGCACATCAAAGATTGCAAACCTGATTTGCGGATTGGTCAAGGACTTGGAAGTCGCAGAGCAAGAAGTCGAGTCACTTCAAGAGCGCATTAAGCAGCTTGAGTTTGATCTCATCATGGAGCAAAACCAGTGAGCAAGCCACGTAAGAAGTACAAGCCAAAGCCTGTGCGCCTTGACGCAACCACATGGGTTATCAATGGCTTCAGGAACATCAGCGAGACAGGTGATGTCGTTTTGCACTTGAAGATCAAGAACCATGCGTCCATCGAGTCACTGCGCAAGGGTGAGGCAACCCGTGTTGATATTGACACCATCATTGGTGCGTTCAACATGGCTGAAGCTCTGGCACGTTTGCAGATTGGCGAAGACTACTCAGCAGAGATCAAGGCAGGGCAGGACGCGCTGTTTGCTGTGGCAAAGCGTGGTGTGGACCGTGATGACCGCTTTGTCTTGAAGGCCACCGAGCTGGCTGCAATCAACCTCACGATGGAAGTCCATGATGCTCAACTAGAGATCACCACCATTGGTGAGCTTGAGAAAGCAATGGGCATTGTCACCAAAGAAATCAAGATGCGCAGAGCGCGTCCAGTTGTGGAGAGAACATGATTGACGATGATGAATCTTATGACGTGTGCTCTGCTTGCAGCGGGTCAGGTGAAGGAATGTGGGACGGCTCTCGCTGTTACAAGTGCCACGGCACTGGATGCGAACCAATAGAACAAGGGGATGACGATGAATTTAACTAGAGAACTGATGAATACATTGACTGGTGTATTCAGGATGCCAAGCGCAGACCTAATGGCTGTGCGTGAACTTGAAGAAGCCAAACGCTCTTTGCTGCAAATGCAGACAGCACAGGACTACGCCAAGCGTATGTGCGAGTACCACCAAGATCGATGCAAAAGGTTGACGGCGTACATTGCAAAGGAGCATGTATGAATCGAGATCAGGTAATTAAGCAAGCACGAAAAGCAGGCTTGGTTGTTGAACCTTGTGTAGATAAGGCATTTATCGCTATCCGTGTTGGAGAGGCTCCTACTGGCACAAACGAGCGCATGAGAATGACGGCAGACGGCGCAGTCATGACTGTGAAAGAAGGCTACTACTGGCAAGTTGGGTCAGTTGATGCTGTTGCCAACTACGTTAGGAGTTTGTCATGAGCGAGTTAGTTGAAGATGTGCTGTGCTTTGCATTAATCTGCTTTTTACTTGTGGTGTACGTCACATGAGCTGGGAGCTTGAGCAAGAACGTGAGCTGTTCTTAAAGGCACTTAACAACGCTATTGCTTGGCAAAACAGATGCGTCCATCTTTACGAGATCATTGAATTGATGTGCTTGGACGCAGAAGAAAAGTTAAAGGAGGCCGCAAATGACTGAAAACCTAAACCTACTTTTATTTTTGCTGGCAACGTGCGCTGCTGTGCTTGTCATTGTGGTGGTTGCAGTACTGGCAGTGATTGCCATAACGGGAGATAAGAAATGAAATACGAACTTGTAAAAGAAGATACAAAAACTGTAGCAGGTAGAACATTCTATCGAATTAAAGCGCTTGTCGATATCGGTTTTTCAGTGTCCGCCGGTGATTTGGGAGGATATGTTGAGTCTGAGATAAACCTGTCTCAGGTGTCCGGTGATGCTTGGGTGTCCGGTGATGCTTGGGTGTCCGGTGATGCTCGGGTGTTCGGTAATGCTCAGGTGTCCGGTGATGCTCGGGT